CACCCTCTACTCAAGGGGGTGGCGTGATGATAAAAATAGACCAGAGATCAAACCAAAGCGCATACATAGAGGTCGGAGGGATCACTTTGTATGTTGAACATTCGCGGAGTTGTGCAGAAGAATACGTGAGTATCTGGGACTCATGCACCGGCGAATCAATATTCGAGTCCTCATGGGACTTTGAGAAAAGTAATAGACACTGTGAAATTTACCAAGAACAGGAGACAGCGTGATGGATATTAAAGAGATCAACAGACAACTTGAACCTTTTAGGAATTTAGCTCTAACGTCAAAAGACGCTGAACATTTTATTAAACGTGCAAGAAAAATTAACGGTGTGAACTCTGAAGTGTCCAAACATTTCCGCATTAAATATGGCATAGGTAATGTGGGAATAATTGAGGCAGTAAAAAAGTTTATCCACGAAACAAAATGTATTAAACAGGAGATAGCGTAATGGATACTGCAATGACTGTTGTATTTGGTATTTTATTAATAGGTTCAATGGTGTGGGTTGTCTGGGAATCAGAACAGATTATCCAGGATAGAAGAGATAGGAGGAATCGCAAATGAACATGGGAGACATACTGATACTAGCTGTCTTAATTGGAGCCATAGTTCTCGCTGTGGCTATCTGTGAGATGATTGTTAGAAGATTTGAGGAAGATTAATGGAGAAGCTTATAGCAATACTGGTGGGGGCATTGTGGGTAACCGCACTGCTCCTTATAATCTACGTTGAGAATAGAGAAAGCAAAAAGGATTACTGAGATATGAAATTATCAAACGATTATGACGCACTTGTTATGGCTTTGACTTTAGCCATTACAGCGCCCAATGAAGATAAGGCCGCGCAATGTGTAGAAATGGCTGAAAACATTGCTTCTGGTATGTCAGAACTAGAGGTTGAACGCGCAAAGAAAGAAGCGCAAAAGACTGCTTTTGAGGAGGTGGAGCAATGAAACCAAGTGAGAAAGTGAAAGCTGTAGGCTTTAAAAGTTTGCAGGAGGCGGCAGAAGCCGCAGAAGAAAGCGAAGCTAATTTCTTTAGGTGGCCTGAAACTAAGCCTAGACGCTTTGAGTTAATACTTAAGGGTTTAGCTTTTGAGAAGCTATCAGCCAATCTAGAAAAGGCTTTCAAATCGATTACCAAGGGAGGCGAATGAATGATCATTCATATTGATATCCTTAAGGATAAGGAGTAGTGTGCGTTGTGTCGGTGGGGGGTCGGGCTATGCTGTCCTTGGGCAGTAACTCGATTTGCTGTCCAAATATGGATTCTAGCCTTCCCCCATCGGCTCCATTTGGTTAGGCTGTAACCTCCCCTATCAACCTCTCTAGATACCAATTAGCTTTCTTTAAGTCCTCTTTAGCCTTGCCTTTGTAATCATAGCGCCAAAGATATTTCATGACGTTACCTTTGAGGTAGCCTAAGTACTCACGGTTGCTCATCGATGCTTTGATGGCTTCAATGCACTCAATTGATCCAGAGTTGTAGTGCGTAGGGGATTCCACTGGATCAGATGTAGTGTTCTCTAGGACTGTCGATTTTACTTTGTCAGTCTCTATTGCAGGGTAAGCCTTTTGTAGCCTATCCCAATCCGAAGGCGTAGCATTGTTAATACCATATTTTTGCATCACAGGACTCCTTCTTTGAGCAACTCAATATGATAAGCAGACATTGCTCTATCGAGTGCGCCATCTGCATCTCTTAGGTCTTCTTTACACTGCTTTCGATAGTATCTTGCTCTAGTAACTTCTTGTGCGCGTTGAGCAAGAGTCGGGCGATTTTCTGTCCCTTTAACTACTTTATTCTTCTGTAATTGTATAGCCATTCTGCCACCTCTTCTTTTCGTTTTATTCTGGTTTCAACAAGCAATTCTTTGGATCTCTTGGCTTGTTGTTGTTTATGTAACTGGACGTTGTATCGGTCACCGTCTTCCAAATTGACGTAGTAGTTTTTACAAGTCTGCGTACCAAACTCTTGGTCAATCTTTCGCGGCTTTTTAAGCTGTAACTTTTCTCTATCTGTCAGGAACACCACAGCCTCCTTTAATAAACGTCATCCATTCACCAGGGAATATTCCGGTCATCAGCCACTCTCGTTCATCGTAAGAAACATAAGGCATAGCCTTTTGAATCGTCATACCGTTCTGCCATAGGTAGTAATCTTTAATCTCACAATCAATTGTCATGGTGTTTTCTTTGCCTGTAAGGGGCGATCTTTTCGTTAATCTAAGCATTGGTTTGGACTCCAAAGTTTGACTTGTTCGTTGTCTCTGTCCCAATCGGTAACTCGCAGAATCCTAGCTAGACGAGCCTGCGTGATAGCCTCATCTCGATTGAGTCCAGATTTAATGAATTGGTTTTCAACCAGTGACCAATCAGGTCGATTGCCTAAGATCTTTGCGGCAGTCACAGCGCCAATCTTGGGACAGCCTGAGTAGCCATCAGTTGGGTCACCTTGGAGTGTTTGGGTATAAAAGTTCAGGTCAGCCGCTTGTTGGTTTACATCAATAAGATCATCATCATTTGGCCTGTAAAGCCTACAAGGAACAGTCTTAAGATCTTTGTCATCAGAGACAACGACTGTCTTTAAATCAGGTGACGATCCCAAGATGCCCATGACATCATCAGCTTCTAAACCTTGCTGAGTGTGGCTAGGCCAGTTGTCTTGAACCCAAGAAACCATCGCTTTGTAGCCAACAGGCTTACGGGACTTCTTTCTATTGGACTTGTACGTGCATGAAACGTCTCTTCTGAAGTTCTCACTACTACTTATGCACATAAGAGTCTCTGTAGTGCCTAATCTTTCGTGAAAACCATTGATTTGATCAGTAAACAGTTGTTTGGCTACTTTAAGATCAGTGGCTAAAGACCAAATGTCATCGCCCCAATCCGTCTCTTCTTCTGCAATTACACTTGCTCGATACAAAAACAAGTCAGCATCAATGAGTAAGGTCGGGGTCGATGCCCCCTGCAATTCCGTCAAGTATTTCATCTAGCTCTCCTTTAAAATCTATGCCCATAGGGGTAATCGACCACTTGTTACAAAATGTGTCGATTTCTATTTGATTGGATATGAATCCAAGAGATGCGCTAGTAGCCACATATAAAGCGGCCTCTCTAGCAAAGTTTGATTTGAGTTTGAATGGGTTACGCCAAGCTTTATCAAGCACAATGTAAAAAGCTACAAGGTATTCAATTTCGTTTGAACCCAGATCTTTAGAATCAGTGGGTGTCACTCCAAGTAGCTCCCACGTTAAACTCTGACTCGATTGGGATTCTGAAGTTGAAGTCTTCTCCTGCTTTTTGCGCCATTCTTCCAGTGATATGATGTCCGACATAATCTGCTACCTCTTTAGATTTACAGGCGATCTGAACTTCATCGTGAATAAAACCAACGATGTAAGCCTCGATGCCTTGTTTAGTTATTTCTTTGTCTATGAGCTTTACCCACTGCTTCGCAATCACTGCTCCTGCGTTTTGTAGGATCTGGGATAAACATCGGTGATCTGAGCGTATGAAAAGCTTTCGTCCATCAATGCCTTTAATAAAACCTTTTCTTTTGTAGGCACTGGCTAACTCATTGCGGAGACTTTTGAAGGCAGGGACATTGTTATCAAAGTCAGCTTTTAAACGCTTACCGTCTTTAGCGCCACCACCAACGATCTTACCTATTAGGCCGTCACCTCCTCCAAAGATGAGGCTGTAAATGAACTCCTTACTTTTTGAGCGTCCATTGCCATCCTCGTTACTGATACCTGCGGCTATCATGTTGTGAGTGTGGATATCAGAATCCATAATCTGCTTTGCATACTCGCCACCGTCATCCAGGAGATGGGCTAAACAACGGAGTTCAATACCTGATAGGTCACTACCAAGCAAAGACCAACCTTTAGGCACAGTAAATAGATCACGACACTCTTTGCCATAGACAGCGCGAGTGCTTGGTACTTGCTGAAGGTTTGGGGTTCTACACGCACATCTACCGCTGACTGTCCCTAAAGACACCAAGTTGTGTCTTATCTTTCCATCAGCATCAGTCAACTTCATCCAAGCGGCATTGCCTTCAGCCAACATAGCGATACGCTTTTGGACTAAGAAAAACTCAGCAAGAGATTTAGCTTCTGGGTAAGGTAGGTCAATGAGAACATTCTCATCGATCTTAGGATCACCGCTTGGGGTGTAAGACTGAGGTTTCCAGTTGTATTTAGCAGTAAGACATCGTGCTATGTGCTTGCGAGAGTTAGGATTAAAATAGATTACTTTTACTTTGTCTATCGTCTCACCTTTTACATAACCCCTAGCCTTGTTGTTTACCTTGGGGGTAAACGGTGTGCGGATCTCCCACGGTTCAAACAGAGTGTCTAGTTGATCTTGTAACTCAAGTCTTCTACCACACAATTTGGCGTACAACTCGCCTGCTTTATGCTCATCGAAAGTCCAGCCGTTGTTACCAATGCGAAAACATATTTCAGCTAATTCATGCTCAAGATCAATGCTACGTTGTGAAAAGTCTTTGTCTTGGCTAAGTAACCTATACAGATCAAAAGTGACATTGACGTCTTGCTCCATGTAGAGAAGCATATCTTCGTTGAAGGTAGTCCAACCGCCATCATAGTCACCTTTGAGATTACCCATGCGTAATCCCCAAGCCTTTAGAGAATGAGATCCCCAAAGACTGCGAGTGAAGCCGTCGGGGTGTACGGCGCAAGTAGCGTCATCACTCATCAAGTCAGCTTTGATTAGCCGTGACAAGACTAGAGTGTCTATCACTTTGCCTTTTGGCTTCCACTGTGGGTAAAGCTTTTGTATCGCAGGAATGTCGAAGCCAATGATGTTGTGACCTATGATCTCATCAGCATTTTCTAAGACTTCTAGAGCCTCTTCTATTTGATCTGGACGATAGCTTTTAAGTGATTTAACTCTTCTGTCACTTTGCTTACCGTCCTGTATTGCAATGCAATGGATAGTTGTTAAATCTTTGAGTAGCCCATTGGTTTCAATATCAAAGATAGCCTGCTTCATACTGCCATCTCAG